CTACTGGTTTGAAAAAAATCCTGCCCCCCCTCCGTGGAGAGCAGGCGTAACACCCCGTAACAGCCTCCGTGCCACCCCCGGCTCCGCCGGGGGCTCCTGCTACCACTCCAGAATCTGATCGCTGGTGACTTCGCGAACCTGCTGCCCGCCGCCGATGCGGTGAGCCGTCACCAGATAGCGGCGCTCCTCCTCGTCGATCACCGCTCGGATCACGCCAACAAAGATCCGCGTGCAGCCATCGTTTTCCTCGACGAAATACCGGATCGTTTCGCCAGGGGCGAACTCGGCCACCGGCCGCCCCTTGCGGAGCCGCACAAGTACCGATCGCATCCGCGATTCCTCCGCAACGTCGGCCAGCGGAACCACCATCTCTCCGCCGCAGATGTCGATCGTGAGCCAAAGGCCTTCGATGCTCCGCACGCGGCCTGACCATTCCTTGCCAGCGGTGCGGCCGCTGACGTCCTGGCCAACGATCACCGATCGTCCGCCGTAGGTTTCCTGCATCCCGGCCACGGCGGCCGCGTACTCAGCCTGATGTGCGTCCATTAGCTTCCTGCTCCTTTTCAGATTGAATTCGTACCCAAAGCTCACGCCGAAAAATCCCTTGATCGCGATGAGCGATCACGCCCAACTTCACCCGCTGCTCAAGCAGCTCCATTACCACCACCTCAACGTCCTCCGCCGGTGTCTGGCCAGGGAGAACAATCGATTGCCCCAAACGTCGTTCCAAAATCAGCACCATCTCCTCCGATCACTCTCCGTGTGCAGCGACTGGCCAGCAGCCACGCGGCGTGCCAGCTCGTTGATTCGTTCCTGCGTGCCTGGCTGACTCGTCAGCGGCCCCGGCGTCATCGCGGCCCACACCTCATCTCTCACCGCCTCAAGCTCCTCAACGCTCCGCGTCAGCAAGTCATGCAGGAGCGATCGATCTCCAGCAGCGGCTCGTGCGGCGTGGTTGTCTCCCGCGAGGCTTCGCCCTCCGGCCGTTTCGGGCCGGGCGTAGACGTTGACGCCGGAATGAAGCCACCCGTGGACGGTGCGGACGCGGTGCAGCCATCCGGCGAGATCGGCTGCGATGCTGCGGGGGATCCGGGGGGGCCGGCGTTCAACGCTGACAACAGGGCAGCGACGTCGGCGGCCCGCTGCGCAATTGCGGCTGTTGTTTTTCGTGGCCGGCGTCGTTCGGCGATCACGGCTCGATCCACCCGCTCCGGGCGTTTTTTCCACCTCACACGCGGTGTGACGAGCGGTGAAGAGAGGCGAGGCTGGAGCCGGGAGGCCAATTCTTTTTGCTCTGGCGTCCAAGACTGTTGAAACGCTTCGCACCACTCGTCGATAATTTCCCGAGTGGGATCGTCTGGCGACGGAGTGCCTGACTCCTCGTAGATGACGGCATCCACCACGCTCACCGAGCAACCCATTGCCCAAGCGATTGTGCCGCGGCTCACCTGCCGCTGCGCCATCAGAATGATCCGTTCGCGATCGATCTTCGGATCGTCCGGCTCTTCCGGCAGCAGTCGAATCGCCGGCGGCCGGCGAAAGATCGTCCCCATTGTGGCCTCCCTGTGTGGCGAGGCGCTCGCTTGCGTCGTGCATCGGATGGCATCCTCGCCTCATGTGTCCGGTGGATCGTGCCACCGGGCGGCCACCCAGATAGGTGACTGAGGGAAGTTTCTATTGAGTTTGGGAAAACCTGTCAATGGGTATTCCCAAAATTGGTGAAACCGTGGCAAATAGCCGCACAAAGCGGCTCACGGGGGGCGGCTGCAAATGCTAGCCAACCAAAGAATTCACTGGCACGCCAAGAGCGTCAGCGATTTTGATGGCGGTGTCGAGCCGCGGCCGAGTCTTGCCGGCCAGAACAGACCAGAGAGCGTTGGCGGAAACGCCGGATTGCTGCGAGAGCTCCTGTCGGGTGAGGCCCTTCACCTTTGCGAGGCTTTCGATCCGCTCGCCAAGCGGCGAGAGTTGCACGGAGCGAGGCCGGCCGCCCAAATTCTTAGGCGTCGCTTGCGGCTGTTTTTTTCGGCCCGATACCATCGCTCGCTCCTCCCTTGACCTATTGCGTCAAGGCCGTTTGCTTTGCGGCCATCGCCGCTCTACGGTTCCTTCCCGCGATCAAATCAACTACACCCCGCTGGGCTCGAACCAGCAACCTTCGGTTCCGTAGACCGATGCTCTCCCTCTCAGGGGGCAGAGTTTGACGATTCTTCGGCCAAACACCCCCCATTTTTTTTGTTTGCCCCCCTCAAATAGATTCCCCGGCTGGCATGGATGCCTCCCACAAACGGAGCCCCCATGCCAACTGTCCAAACTCTGTCCGGCTATTTGCCTGAATACGGCCTCACGCGGGCCATCGGTGCTGAAACGGCTCGGCAGTACCGGATGAGCGTCGAATCACTTGAGCGGTTCGCCGGCGGCCCGCTCCCGCTGGATCGCCTCGATCCGCTCCAGGTGTCCGAGTGGCTGCGCCATCTGAGCGAGTCCCGAGCACCGGCAACCGTCCGCAGTAAACGGTGCCAGATCGTCGCGCTTTGGAGAGCAGCTGCCGATGACGGCCTCTGCCAGCCTCCCCAGCGGCGGATCAGATCGGCCAAATGCCCGTGGGTGGCTCCCACCGCTCTGGCGTTTGCCGATGTGCAAGGCCTTGTGGCGGCCTGCCACTTTCTCCCACGTGTCCACCCCTGCGGAATCCGGCGATCGGAATGGTGGGAGCTGGCAGTGCGCGTCGGCTGGGACACAGCGCTGCGGTGGAGCGACATGATCCATTTGCGGGTGGATCAGATCGGCCCGGAGGGGGTGGTGGTGGTGACGCAGCAGAAGACCGGCCGCCTGCTGGTGGGGAGGCTCCAGCGGAGCACGCTCGCCCTGGCGGTGGCGTCGGTGAGTCGCAGCCCGCGAGGTGTCCTGCTGCCGTGGGCCGCATCGCACGAGACATTCTCTGCGCAATTCCGCCGGCTCGCCGCGAAGGCTCGTCTGCCGGCTCGGGCCACGTGGAAATGGGTGCGCCGCGGCTCGGCCACCGATGCCGAGCTGCACGAGCGAGGCTCGGCATCGCGGCACCTCGGCCATCGCGAGGGCTCGCGGGTGGCGGCGGAGTCCTACCTCGATCCGCGAATCCTCGGCGCGAGCGGCAGCGGAGCGAGGGAATTGACGATCGGCAATTCTGCGGGTAGGGTTGGCCCATGAAATCAACACGCATCAATCCAGCCGATTACCTCACGATCTCCCACGCCGCGGAGGCCGCGGGCGTGTCTGGATACTGGATGCGTCAGCAGGTGCGGAAGGGGACAATGGCAGGGGTGCAGATCGATGGCGTGTGGTTCGTCCTCCGCTCTGCGGCGGAAGGATTCCAGCGGCACCCAACGGCCGGCCGGCCGCGGGGGAGCGGGGAAAAAGCCTAGATTCTGGGGGATTCGGCGAATCCAAAATAATTTTGGCTCACCCCCTTGCAATAGTATTGCCGATGTGCAATAATAGGCAAGGCGAGCACATGAGACTCGCAGCCTGCAACGCGAAGGAAACAAACGATGACAACCACCAAACTGACCGAATTTCTCTACACGGTTTCGCTGACGCGGGAGGGCAACACGTGGTACGCCCACGCGGACTCCGGAGAGCTACTCGCCAGCGGGCCGGGGAGGAAGTCCACCGTGGAGGCCCTCTATGCCGCCGCTCGGCAGCGGGGGATTCCCGTGGTGTGCATAGACGGGTCGTTTGTAGACGTTCCGTCCACTACCCACTGACGAGCCTCGGGAGAGGCGAAACCGGCTCCGGCCGGTCTGGGTTCGACGACACCTACAACGGAAACGAACAATGAAGGATGAAAAAAATATCGAATACCGCCGGCGAGTCATTGCAAAGCGGCGCGGGCGGTTTGTTGTGCTCGCCAAGGACGGCACAGAGATTGAGGCGCATGCCACGTTGGCTGCTGCAAAGGCTCAGATCGACCGACTGATTGACCCTGTGGACGCCAGTTTCTACGGCTGCCCTATTTGACGATTGTCACCCGCCCCCCGGCACTTTGCCGGGGGGCTCCACCCGAGAACGAGAAGGAAACGCGCGATGGATAACACGACAACCGAACTTTGCAACGCGACGCCTGAGCAATGGGATCGGTTTGAGGCTGCGGCCAATGCGTCAGGCCACGCAAGCGGCAAGTCTGCCGCCAACGATGGAAACCTGTGGAGCCTGACGGTTGCTGACGCGATTGCGTCGGTGACGGCCAAGGAATTTGATTACTGCATCGCGTTTGCTGATGAATCAGTGGCGGGTGGCTTTCACGTTGTCGAATCTTTTACGGCCGCTGGTGACGATGCCGCCAACGCCTACGCCGAAACCGAGTACGCCGGCCGCGAGTGGTACGTGCTCAATGCCAAGGGCGAAAACATCAACGGCGACAACAATAACGGCTGACATTCACCGGCCACGGAGGGCCTTTCCATGCGATCAGATCACCTCATCCGCTGCCTGCTGCTAGTGCGGCTGGGCCAAGAGCTGGGCACCGATACCGAGATCGCCCGAGCCGTTGCCAGCCTGATCAGGATGCTGGCCGGCTGAGCCCCCCGGAGCGTAGGCCACCGCCATCGCCTCAATAGTAGGGCTGGTGGGCAGAGCAGCCTACGCTCCGGACGGCCGAGGGCAGGTGCCATTTGGGCACGCGCCGCAGGGGCACCGCTCAATGCGCTCGCCAGACGGCCCGGCCCGGAGCACCTTCCCCAGGCCGCCGCATTGCGGGCAGGGAGGCTTTGGTGCCGGTGGCGGTGGTGCGGGAGGTGTCGGTGCGGGCGGGGCTTCCTCCACCGCCTGCGCGGCGTAGGCGATCGCCACCGCGGCGGCCGCGGGCGGGTGGGCCTGCTCTACCGCGGCCGGCTCGGCCGCGAGGGACGCGAAGAAGGCTACCATCGTGTGCCAGAGCGTCATGGGAAATAAATCTCCGTGGCCTTCCCAAGGGCTCCAGATGCCGCAGCCACCACGCCGAACGTGCCGAGCATCTTCCACACCACCTCTTCCGTCACTGCTCCCCACAGCCCGAGCACGGCCAGAACAGCCGAGAGCAGGATCAATCCGCAGAGCGTGGCGCCAACGTATTTCTTCATTAGAAACTCCTCCCGTGATCGATCACCGGGTGGCCATCTGCACCGATCGCGTGGAGCACCACACGTCGCTCCGGCTCCGGTGCCGGTGCCGGCTCGGCAAACGCGAGGCCCCACAGAGCCAGCCTCGCGAGGCGAGAGAGAGCCGAGAGCACCGGCCGCGATGGCCGCGGCGGCTCCGGCCGGATCGGCGAGGCCGGCGAGGATGCGAGCCACCACCCGAGAGCCAGGGCGACAAGCACGGCGGCGATCGTGGAGCGGTTGCGCATCGGGAGCCTCATGGGGAAAGGGAGAAGACACCGGCGATGATGCCGGCCGGTTGCTTGCGTGCAGCAGCTGCTGGCGGCGCCGGCTCAAACCAAGCGCCGTGATCCAGATCGCGAGCCGCGAACCCGTTCACGCCACCGACAACGAAGGAATCGGATTGGCGGAGGATTGCCTCAATATCCGGGCGGGAGCACCAGAACGATCCCTCCGGCATGTCGGCCGGCCACCGCGGGCCTTTCACCCAGGCGGGATACCAGCTATTAGCCACCAAGACTCCGTCGCGAGATGATCCATTCTTCGCGTAGCGGACTCCAATTACGCACAGACAGTGCCCCCAGTTTCCGCCTCTCTTGAGGAAGCCCTCTGCGTCTCTGACGCGGCCGCTTCCCTCAAACCCAACGTCTGAACACACAGGCACGCACAGCCCATTTTCTAAGGCGGCGCAGAGCGAATCCCACGAGTCACAGAGTGCCACCTCGCGTGCTGTGTGGGCATTGGCCGTGACGGCGAGAGCGTCCGGCACTCCGCTATTTCCCCACTGGCGAGAGAGGGAGATCGAGTATTGAGTCAGATCGACATCGCCATATTTTTCACGGAACAAGATTCCGCCGCGGCCGTTCTTGAGGCCTTTGACATAGCGGGCGGCGGCTGCTCCATAGCTGCCATCTACATACCCAGCGGCCTTCACCGGAGGGAGGCGTCCAAGCGTTCTTGAACCTCCATATATGTTTTCTGTGCTGACAAGCAGCGGCGGTTTGGCGAGCTCTCCCTGCGTCCAATCGACGGCAGCGCCTAAATAAATTCCCAGCCCCCACCCAAACGAAACGCACGTGCCCGCATCGCCCTGATCCCAGAGCTTGAACGGTGTTCCGTAAACTTCCCGGTGTGCCCGATCCGCGGCCCGATAGAGGAACGTATCGCGCCCCTTCGCATTCCGCATCACCTCCGGTGCGGCGCCGGAGAAGAGCGGATGCTCCAACGCTCCCAAGAATTCCTTCACGCCGGCGGGATCCGGCTGGTAGCCGAAATTCGTTTCAACTTTCGCGGCGAGATGATTCGTGTACCGCTGCACCAACGCGCCCAGCGCCGCCATCACGATCACGAACGTGATCGCACTCCAGCTCCACGCGGTGGCCTGTTGTCTGGTCATGCGTCCCATGCCTCCAGAGCATCGCCGAGATCCTCAAGCCAATCGGCTGCGAACGCGAGGAGGCACGCGGCCAGCGATACCGGCACAGCGACGCAGAGCACCGCGAACCATGCGAGATCAGCGAGGAATCGAAGCAGATTGCGGCTCATCGTGCAGCAACCTCCGCGGCCCGCGATACGTCGCGGAGAGCGTCCACCCACGCCACGCGGCCAGCGGCATCCACCGGCCCGCCGCTGGTGCCCACCTTGGAATCGAGGTAGGCCTTGATCGCATCGCGGACGCGAGGCTGCTTGGCTCCGAGTGATTCCCCGCGGCAGCGGATCTCGCGAGCGGCTCTCCTGAGATCGTCAAAGGCGGCGCCGGTGCGGAGCCGCGGTTCAGGCTTGGCGGCGGTTGCGATGCCATCCTGCTCGATCGCGTCGGCCAGCTCGCCCGTGAGGCCGGCCGTTGTGGCCGCATCTTTGGCCGCATCCAAGCCGATGAAGAGCCCGCGGAGATCCAGCGGGGATTCCGGCAGCGGGGCAGGGGATGGCTGTACGGATGGCCACGCCGCACAGAGCACGGCAACGCCGATCAGAATGCCAGCGATCAGAACACGCCGATTCATTTGGCCTCCACCGGCAGAGCTTCAGAGATCAGATCAAAGGCCTTCCGCAGATCGTCGCCGAGGAGCTCGTCGGCGGCGAGCCGCCGGCGGATGGCTGCGAGTTGCTCACGCTCGCTAGTGGGAGAGGGCGGAGCTTTGGCCGAGCCGGGCGGCGCCGGGGGAGGTGGGAGCGTGGCGGCAGGGAATTCGATGCGGCCGGGCGCGTAGGCGGCCGGCTGGCCGGCCGGCGATGCCGTCCACCACAGATAGGCCACCGCCGCAGCCACAAACAGCAAAGGAATCCAACCGATCTGTGCGAAGAGGATCATGCCACGGCCGCCTTTCGGACAAGGGGAAGCAGGGAATCGATCATCCCGCCGGCAGCGGCGAGAACGATTGAGCGGATCGCCGGCCGGAGCACCAGCCAGGCGGGAGTGGCAATCCACGGCACGCAAGCAAAAGCGACGGCGTCGAAGAGCACGCCGATCATCTGCATGGCCCAGAGCTTTTTGTCTTGGCCGTCACCGCTCATCGTGTCGAGGCCGGCCGTGGCCAGGTGCAGCAGCTCCACCACCAGCGAGCCGAACTCAGCCACGGTGAGGCCGCCCTGAGCCTTTGCTTTCGCGTCGGCGATAAAGGCTTCAACGGCTGCGGTGAGTTGCTCTGGCGTCATCTGAGGAGCCCCTGTGCTATCGCTTGTTTCACCGCCGCCACCGTTGCGCCCAACTTGAACGCCAGCCATTCCAGCTCTCGCGGCGAGTAGGCCGGCCGGCTGGTGATCTTGCCCCACGATTCGTGCTTCTTCACCGAGTCAAATAACGTGAGCACCTCACCGGCGGCAGGCACGATCTCCTGCCCGTCCGATCCGCGCCGCCAGTGGGAGCGAGCGATCACCTATCCACCCTATTCCGTTCTCGGCTCAGGCCGGGAGGGGGTGTGGCCGTGCTCTTCGCGATAGACAACGAGAGCGATCGCGGAGTAGGCGCAAATATCCTTGAGCGTGTCCTCAATTCCGTCGAATTCGCAGTGGCCTGTGCGGCAGACGCTCCGGAGCCGCTGCATCTTGTCCGCAATGCGCAGGAGGCAGCCTTTCCACGCGGCGATGCCAACCATATCGGCGCCGTTGCGAATGTTCGCGAGAGCGTCAACGTCATCGCCGTAGTCCTGGCTCTTCCGATCGTGCAGCTCCGCGATCTCCGCGAGCACCGCATGGAACTCCGGCGAGCCGGCCTTCCGCCGGAGGCTCTGCCCCTGCTCAAGCTCCGCAGCGGCTTGAAGAATGTAATCCGCTTCCAGCATCGCAACGTCTACCGTCTGATCCATGCTTCCAACTCCGTGAGTGAATAAACCACCGGCTTGCCAAGCCGCAGAAAAAAGGCAACCTCGTCATCTGCTCCGAGAGATTCCGATTGGTAGTAGCATCCGCCACCGTGGACGCCGACAGCCGCGGCCATTCTCAGGCAGACGTCGCAGCGGGTGATGATCTCGTTGTCGTAATCAATCCAATCCTGATACCGCCGCGGGTGTGCAAGGTGCTGGAAATGGCTCCAGAGCGGAGCAATCGGCACCACGCCGAGAGAGAGCAGATTGTCCCACATCCGCAGCTGCGCTTTGACGTTCAACGCCTGATCGCCTTTGGTATACGGCGATGCGATATACACCCACGGCTTCACGATTGCCTCACCTTTCCTTCGGCGGTGATCCTCAGATTTGTCACATCGAATTCGCCATCCGCTTGGACGTCCACCAGCGCGAAGCCGTGATTCATTTTGTTGATCGGCGCGTAGGCCGGGTGCAGCTCGCATAGGCATCCAGTGCTCCAGCAGAACACCTCCCTGCCGAACATATCCGGCTCGCAGTGTCCGCTGGTGCGATGCCCGTGGCCTTCGAGTACGGTGTGGTTGAGGCGGAGGAAGGCACCGCGTGCCTGATTGACCGGCGAGGATATTCCCTTGCCTTTCTCGTGGCCGTGGAGCACCGGCAGCTGGCCCAGCATGACGATCCGCTTGTCTTCCACCAGCGTGATATTGTGCTTGTCGAGATGGAGCCAGCGATCAAGGCCCATCTCCGGCATATCGGAGATCTCTGGAGCGTGTTGCCACAGCCACGCGTTCCAACGATCTTCATGGTTGCCGGCCTTGAGAACGATCGGAATCTCGGGAAACGCGGCCCGGAGCGAGCCGAGCACCTCGCGGATGGCCGAGAGCTCGCCCTTGAAATCTCGCTTGGCAGGATCCTTGTCAAAGCGGCTGATGGCATAGAAATCGCAGAAGTCTCCATTGATCAGGAGGCCCGCGATCTCGCGATCCTGCATCAGCTCTACGGCGGCCTTCACCGCGATCTCAGAGTGATAAGGCACGTGCAGATCGGAGATCACACCCACGACACCGACAACGCCAAAGTCATGCACCACCCACGGCTCCGCCAGCGTTGGCGGAAGATCGATGCCTTGGCCTGGTGCTCGAGCTGCTCGCTTGCACGCGACGCCCGGACGGAATCTTTTTGCGGCGCCAATCTGTCCAAACTGGAATCGCACGCGGGAGCGTGCCGCCTCCAACGTGATCGCGCCGTTGGTTTTTTCGACAAGCTTGCGAGCGATCGATCGCGCCGGATGGTGCGGGAATTTCCGGCACAATTCCCGGCAAGCCTTTGTCACGACGTCAACCATTTTCTTCTTCCTCCTCAGAGCGGAATCCGGCGTGATGGACGATGGCAGCGAGCGTGTCTGAGAATTCGCCGACGCAGTCTTCTGCGAGATCTGGGAACCGGGCGTGAACGCATTCGTGGATCAGCGTGTTGAGCCGATCCTCGCCGGCGAGCTTGTCACTGATGCGGATGGTGCGCCGCTCATAATTGCAGTCTCCGTGAATCGTCGGCGGCACTTTGCAGTGCCGGATTTTCCATTTTGCACCGGCGATCCATACCACCATGTTTGCCACGCGTTGGCCTCCAAGGGCAGTGAATGTAGCGGCACAAGTGAGCCAGTCAAACCGGCGGGGGCTCTGGGGAATCTGGGGGGACGCCGATTCCGATGGCTCGGCCAGCAGCGTTGAAAAATTCTTGCCGCTGCTCGCAGCCGCCGCAGCTGCCGAGAACGGCGGCCACACGCTCTTGAGTAATTCCGACTGCGTTCAAGCCCGCTTTGACCATGTCGCCAAGCCCGACGGGCACAGGTTCACCTGGGCATTCCCGGTCGGCATCGCCGGAGGCGTAGCGCGCCAGCCGCAGGCACACCGTGCAGCGGCCGTACATGCGGTTGACGGTGACAAGGGTGCATTTCATGTTGCTGTCCACCAAATGGCAATGTTGGTTATGTTGTGGAAGTCGGTTGGGTCGCCCAGCGTGATCACATCGCCGGCCGATACGCTGAACGTCGTGGACAATGCGGCCGGTGCGTTGTCTCCAGCGTTGTTGCAATCTGGCACGCCGTAGGAATAGACCGACGTAGCGTTGCGGAAAATCTGGAAGATGCAGTCTTGGCTGACGCTGTCGGCGGTGATGTGAACGACGCCAGCACGCCGTGCCGTGATCGTCGGCCTGACGCCTGTGTACCCTGCAATTGTTAGCGATGCCTTTACGAAGTGCGAAGGCGCTGTGCCGCCACCAGAAAATGCAGCGGCAGTCCACGCGGCATTTGGCTTCCACAGCGGCGGGAATGTAACCACTATGTTGATGCCACTGACAGAGAAGGTGGCGATTTGATTTGACGGCGGGAAAGCAGAGTAGTCTGCTGCAAACACGGTGGCGTCAACTGGAGTGAATTCAAACGTCGTTGACGCCCCAGAGCATATCGCGTTGACTGATGCACCTATCGACCCGCTAAAATCAATGCCTCCTATGTAATAGCCATCCGACTGAATCTCGGTTCCCCCCTTTGTGTCCGACCAGCCGTCCGCATACGGGGCGTTGAGGCCAAGGTGAATGCGAGCAGAGTTGCATTTGATCTCCAGAGTTGCCCAGTAAGTTCCATCCCAAGGGCAGTCCGATGTTGGGCCGTTTGCCACTGCTGGCCCGTCGATTGGGCCAACGGAATAGAACGCCACTACATCTTGGCCGTTTGATGGAATTACACGATCGTTTCGCCTCGTCATCGTGATCGCCTTGTTCAACGCATCAATGAATGACTGCGGAATACTAATTGTCGGCCCGTCGATCTGCGTGAGGCCGGTTGCCGACAGCGTGACATCAACTGTGTCTGGAAGGACAGGGACGCATCCGCAGCGGCCAGAGGTGGGCGTGGCCGCCCCCTCTGCCCTGCCAGCCGTGACCTTAAAGCTCGCGTCGGGAAAATCAATGTACCCAATCTGCGTGTCAGGGAAGATTTCTGTGTAAACGTAATACTTGGCCCAGTCCCCTGCGTCAACAAAAGCATCCCGTGCGGATTTGTAGTATTCAACCCAAGCCTGAAGGTAGGAATATTTAAGTCTGGTAACACCTCCAGCAAAGGCCGGGTCTTGCTCGTATGGAGACGACGAGTAACCAGCCAGCGACCCTCCTATTTCCCTGCTTCCAAATACGGCGTTTTGCATATTAGCGAGAGCGGCTGCGTTTGCGGGCGACTCTCCGCTGAGATACGAAGGAGTCGGAGGCATTCTGTATGGAGTCCCAACAAAAAACCCTTGGGCATGCTTTGGTGATGGACTAGGCGTTGTTTTTACGTCAACGCGGTATTGCGAGAGAGTCCACCGCGTGTATGAGACGTAGACACGAATCCCGTTGTACAACGGGATGCTTCCTGTCACTGCTGGCGCACACCCCATCAAGTTCTTCATGCCGACAGGGTACGTCGGCACCCCGCCTGCTGTTACGTTTGAGACAACGTCAGAAATCCTCTGCACAGGATCGTAAAACTTCTGCTGGTAGAGGAGGTTAGGGGTAGTCAGCCCAATGCTGTATTGCTGACTAAAATATGCACTCAAGAGATAGCTTTGATTTGCATACGCAAGATTGCCTGCCAATTGGTCGCAGGTAATCGTTGCGTCAGCAGTGCTTGGTATTCCGGTAGCTCCAATAAAGTCATTGCTGTAACCCCACTGCGGGTTGCCGATTTTAATTGGCGCGTCGGAGTGCCCTAGCGGATAAGTTCGCTGCGAGTTGTCCAGCGCCAGCACTCTCTTAACCGTAAGGAAGTTGTTAGCGACGGCAATTGAGGCGCTGTCCATGACTCCGTTAGAGTCCACAGACCATGGAATGGTCATCGTCCTCGTTTCCACAGCCACTCCGTCAGCGCTAAGCGACCCCCAGTTTACACTAGGGTTTGGGTCTAAGTACTTCCATAGCAATCCACCTAATTTCCATTGCGAAGTAGCCCAACTGGTGTTGCTTGCAGTCCCCCAGCCAGGAAGCGATATGTCGTCGCTCCATGCCATTTTCTTTTCGGCCTGCAAATCAAACGTATAAGAAAACGAAGTGCTCCCTGTGTTTTTTATCATCGGCAGCGTCGGCCCCGGCGCCGGAGTGCCGGGGATGATCTCGATCGTGATCTCTGACGGCGGCTGGGTGCATGGAGCGCAGCAGCACAGCCCAGCCAAGCACCCCCCGCAGCATCCGCACCCCGGTATAAACATCACGTACACTCCGCGGCGATAAGGTGCCACGTAGAGTCCACCAGTGAGCACGCCACGAACTTTGGTGATCCCGCCGTCGGCCCAGTGACGAGGCCAAAGCGATTGATCGCGGAGAACGTCGTGCCGCGGGATGTGCCGCTGCCGGAAAACTCCACCACCGCCGCCGTAGTGCCCTTTGCCCAGCCGGTGGAAATCTGCCCGAGCTTTGTCCCGCCTGCACCCGCCGCAATCCTCAACAGCGCCCACTTCCCATTTCCGGTGCCGCTCTCCTTCCACAGAATCAGAGCCGGCCCGGAGGAGCCAGAATCAAATGCCGTGGTGCTGCCTGGCTTCGGTGTCGCGAACGTGTGGCCGGCGTCCGTCACATCCACCTTTGCCTGCACCACGCCAGATACCGCGGCACGGCCGATCTTCCCATTGGCGATCGGCTCCACGGCCACCACGAATCCGCCCACGGTGCCGGTAGGCGGAGCGACTCCGATCACCGCCGGCGATGTCTGCCACGAAAGCGTAGCGGCCCCGGTGGCGCCCGTCGGCGTGATCACCATCCCCGTAATTGCGAGCACGCCCCAGCGCCCCACCGCGGCCCCGGAATCGTTGCGGCAGAGGATCGTGTGGTTTGGTGCGGCCGGCCCTTGGACGCCGTCGGCGCCAAAATCTTGCGGAGCACCGAGCACGATCTCGGTGGCGTCCACCATCCGATTCCACGAGCGGGCCGTGATCGCCTTGTTGAGCTTCTGGCCAGGCTCGAGCTTGCCGTCATTCCGTGGCATCAAGTCACCCCCGTGGTGCCGATGCCGAGCGACGAGAAGCTGCCATCACGGTAGACCTTGTTTACGTACACCTCAATCGGCTTGGCGTAGAGCTGGCTCGTGGTGCCGTTGGCTTCCTGTTGGTAAACAGTCCAGTAGTAATCGTGCCCCTTTTTCTCGATGCCAGTGATATCGCCAACGGTGATCGCCGGGATTGTGCCGGAGGCTCCGGCGTTTGGCGAGGCCACAAACTTGTATGAGAGCGTCCACGGCCCATTCCCCTTTTGGGTGTCGGATTCCTGGCTGCCAGAGAGGCCGAGAAAAAGCACCTCGCCAGCCGCGAACGTGCGGAAGGCGGCATCGTTTACGGTGCCGGTGAGCGAGGCGGCCGTCTTGATGTAGGCCGACGTCACGTAGGCCGAAGGCACATCGTAGGTTTCAGTCCACGAGAGAGCCGGCTCCACGATATCAACTCCGTCCACGCGATCGCCGTTGACGTTGATAGCGTTCTTCCGCGGCGTGGCGGTGGCTCCCGCAAGAGCGTAGGCCGTCTCGCTCTTGGCCTGCGTGATGTGAGCCGTGCCGCCCGAGGTGTCGAATTGACGCGTCCGGCGGAGCGGCTGCGGATTGTTGTCCGATGGATCGTCCGCTCCGGCCTTTTCGTACTGGATCGTGACTTTCCAGCATTTATCGCCGAGGTAATCTGTGGAATAGCTTTCGGCGCGGGCCTGAAAACTGGCTGATCCGCCGATCGCCGGGTAGTACCAATATTGCAGATTGGCGGTGATGTTTCCGTTGCAATCAGCGTGGAGCACCTGATCGTCATCGGTGCCGAAAACCTTGAAGCTCTTGAGATAAGACGATGGCGCCTTGCGGCCGAGCCGGACGATTGTGCTCTTGCGGCTTTCCTTGTCCTCGATCCATGTGAGGGTTGGCGTGTAGCTCATGCGACGAATGGCCCCAGCGTTTCGAGCGTTGTGTTGATCTTCTTGAGCATGTCAAGCTGATCCTTCTGGATCGTGACAGTGGAGCCGATCCCTTGGCCGCCTGCGTTGAGAGCGGAGAAGGAGCCCATTGATTCATTCTTGAGATCCACGGCTGCGGCAATGCCGCCAGAGGCGGCGGCCAGAGCAGGCGGCAGCGATGGCGGCGGCGTAATCGGCGTGACCAGAGGGATAGACTGTGTCTTCGGCTTGGCCGCCTCAGCAGCTGCTGCCTCACGTTCCTTGCGGCGATCCTCCACGCCTTTCAACCGATCGCCCATCGTCTTGTCGGCCGCGTCTTGCATCGCGCCGGTGCGAGCGTTCATCTCGCCTCTGGCGACTTCCCTCTGCTTGCCAGCCTCTTCCAGCCGAGCGTTGATGCCAGAGCCTTCCACCCGCTTTGCCATCCCGCCGCGAACCTCAGCCACGTAGGCCTCGCGTTGCTGCTTCTGCTTCGCGTGAGTGCCTTCGCTGAGCGTGGTGGCCTGATCGATCTCGTAGGCCACCGCCGAAACGGCCAGCTTGATCTCATCGAAGAGATTAAGAATCGGCGTCACGAAGTTGTCGATCGTGCCCATCATCACGGCGCCGATCGTCTTCACCGTTTGCGACATGCCAAACCACATGTGCTCCCAGCCGATCGCGATATTCGTACCGGCCGCGGTGATCACGTTTTGCACGAACGCGATCCACGGCTCCACCGCATCAAGCACCATTTTTTGGCCGCCGATCCATTCAAGAAACGGAGCCGCGAACGAGGCCGACGTCGCGAGCACCGCGTTGCCGGTGGCCTGCGCCATTTCCACCGTGCCAGAGAACGCAGAGAAGAGGCTGTCCCGAAACGTGTAGACGATCGCAACACCCGCGGCGATCGCGGCACCAACCAGCAGGAACGGAGCCAGC